TCCTCCTTGCATTACGGCACGTTTTTCGCGAGCCTCGTTTTTCAATTCTTCAGCCGTTAGGGCTTTTGTATTTTGCTTTCCAGGAACGCGGGTTCTAGGAGTTGCCACGAAATTGCTTGTAACGTGTTTATTCAGCTCGTTACTCATTTCAGTGATCAGGTTTTGAGCGTTAAGCAATTCATCTTTCAATGATTGATTTTCGGCTACAAGGTTTTCCACTTCGGTTGCATCGGCTTGCGGCTCTGTGATTTCTGTCACAACTCCACCGGCAACGATAACCGTTCTTTCATCGGGTAGTTCGTATGTTCCATCGGGAGAGGCAGCATCACCTACAGCGATGCTGTCATCCTCTTTTTCCGTTGTGAACAATACCATACCATCGGCATCCTTGAACTCGAAGTTCACAGGTTCGCCTCCCTCTAATAGGTTAGTGATACTCTTACCTAGCTCTTTGGCTTTGTTGAGTAACTCCTGAACCTTTCCAGTTGGTTTTGTCATTTGGTTTTTGGGTTTTAAATTAGTACTGTAAGTATTTATTTTTGAAATAAATCCGTATTGAAGCAACTCTGAGGCTGTGCGTTGCTTTTCTTCTTTCATGAGAGTTTCAAGAGTCGCTCTATCATAGCCGGTTCTTTCTTCGTAAATGTCAAGAATAGCGTTTTGCTCTCTATCAATCTCATCGGCTAAAATTCTTAATTCATCGGCTTTCAAATAGTCCCATGAACCACCACGTACTTCGTGAATTAATGCACGGCTGTTTGGGTTTGCCGTACGATTTTCTTTTGGGGCTGCCAATAGTAGGACAATAGCCATAGAGTGGCAACCTCCCTCAACATTGCAAAATAGAGTTTTACCTGAAGTCCGGAGTACATCATAAATCCTTAACCCCTCAGAGGTTGTACCGCCATCACAGTTTATATTAAATTTGAACTCAGTTTCCTCTGGATTTTCATCAAATATTTTGTGGATCGTATCAGCAGAAAAAGAGAAAGACTCTCCCCCGTCCATATCGGTCAACCAAGACCAAAATATGTCTTCTTTGTCAATCGGTTTGTAAACTTTAATCTCTTTCATTGTCTCTATTTTTCACAAAAATAGAGGTGTTTAAAAATTAATGTTTGTAAAAATTCTTACAACATCGCTAAATAAAAATGGCCGAACTTCTCAGCCCAGCCATTCCATCAACAAATTATCACAACTTCAAAAATTAAAAAGTTCCCCTCGCTTGCACATCGGTGTAGTTCTGATCTGCTTTCCTAATATCCTCGATTGCTATCCTGACATTTATTTTTGCGACTGCTCGCTCCATAGCGTCCTGAATGTCTTCTTTACTTATACCGCTTGACTCGTTTGATTTTCGAGCCGTATAACCTCCATCGTTTGTAAATTTTGGAGTTCCTCCGCTTGCGAATATTGTACTTGCGCTTTTGCTTCCCAATGGGATCCCTCCGCCCATCTCATTAATCATACTTGCCATCTGCCTAAGCGCCGGGTTACGATATACGCCTTTAGTAAGTATCATTTCGTCTCCCTCTACTTCGACTGGTATTCCTCCCTGCGCGTGAGAGTTTCCTTTGAATACATTACCTAGGGATGCCTTTGGAATTGGAGTAGCGACAATTGTCCCAATCTCTAAAGCCCCGGCTAAGCCTACTGCAATTGATAGAGGAATGTTTGGCAATGCTTCAACTACCGCTGAAGCTGTATTGATAATTGCCTTTACGACATTCAGTTCCTTTTCCCTTACGGCCTCATCGTGTGTTATCTTTGCTTTCTTCTTGTCAAGATCAGCCGTTGATGCAGCAACTTGCTTATCATGTTCTTTTTGACTGATTGATCCTTTCTTGAGTCTTGAGTCTAAATCAGCAATCTTTTTGGTATTGGCATCCTCGGCATCTTGTAGTTGCCCGGCCTCAATGGCTTTGTTTAGATCGTTCGCTCCACTAAGAATCCCTACTACTGAATCAGCATACTTTTTAATTGACTCAAACTTAGCCTTGAATTTTTCAGTATCTAAATCAGTGTCAAGCTTTGCATACTTCGCATTGATAAGAGCAACACTTTCACCGGTTAGTTTTGCAGCCTCAATTTCTTGTTTTCGTTCTTGCTCTAACTTTTCAGCCTTTAATTGAAACTCCAGGTCGATGTTATCTATTACTGCTGCAAGCTGATTATTTAGGTTTGTTGTTTGAATGTCTTTATTTCGCTGACGTTCTTTTTCTTCCCAGTCTGCATTAGCCTGTGCTGTTGCTGTTCGCCCATTCTGCCTGATAAGTTCTACCTGTCTATCGTGTTCAGATTGGTATTCCGAGTCAGAGGATAATTTTGCATTCTGCTCTTTTATCTTTTCTTCCTCTTCCTTTTTTATAGTAGATAAAGTATTTTCATATTTCTGGAAATCAGTTTGTTTTGACATAGCGATTAACTCATCGCTCTTTGATTTATTTAATTGTAATTCATACTGAAGAGATGAAACTATCGTATCAAGTTTAGATTTATTCAATTCCTTGATCGAGTCATTCTTTTTCTTTTCGGCATCTACATATTTAAGAGTGGCCTCCTCTGCATTGATTTTTTTATATGCTAGCTCTTTGTCAATTATCTTTTTTTCATCATTCCAATTTGACTCAATCATCCCGATACGTTCAGTGTAGTACGTATCATTTGTAAGTAACTCAGCATTGAAATCTTTTTGCTTTTTTACTTTAAGGTTATATATATTTTCAAGAGATTTTAATTCCTTTTCCTGTTGTTTCTCAACACTGGCTCTGTTCTTTTCCTGTTGCTGTTTTGCCTTTTCCTCTGCTTTCTCTTTTTTGGCAATTGCAGCATCTTCGAGTGTATCTTTTTTGTTTTGTGCTTTCTCCTGGATTGAAATATCCTGTTGATTGATATCCTCACGTTTTAATAATGCAGATGTTAGGGTTTTTATTTCATCATCTGATATTTGTCTTTTATCTTGAAGTTGACGTGCGTACGCTGATCCCTCAGTTCTAAGGCGTTTTATTTCTGTTGCAGTTAGATTTTTACCTATTATAATTTTATTTTCTGCTAGTTTTACCTCCTCATCATTTTGCGCTTTACTTCGCTTGAATATTTCAGTACTTTTTTTCTGAGCTTCATCGAGTAGTTTAATTCTTTCTTGTTCCGATAAAGTTCTATTTTTTGATTGTAGCATTAATTTTTGAATCTGAGTTTCATCTCTCTTATTCTTAATGTCGATACCGTCTTGACTATCCTCTAATTCTTGTTGCGCTTTCTTTAATTCGGCCGCCTGCTTTGCGGCTCCAGCCATTGCTGAACCTAACCCCTTAGTGCTTTCGGTCAATGATTTTTGACCAGTGAATAAAGCTATCACAGTATTTTTTAAGACATCGAATATAGCTCCTAATGCCGCTAATGACTGTTCGACTGCATCTACTACCGGCTTGAAGTTTTTAAAAACTGAGTACAGTCCAAATAAGGCTAATGCTATAGCTGCAATAATGGCTCCAATAGGATTAGCAACCATTAACCACATCTGTTTTGTAGTTGCAGAGAACCCCTCTTTCATTCCCTGAAGACCTGATCCAACCTGACCAAGAGTACCCGGCATTTTTGACATTGATCCAATCACTCCATTCGTTCCACCCTCAAGGGATTTTATTTTCGATTGGTTATCCTCTATACTTTTTGTTAGTAGCTTGTACTCATCGGTTCCCGTTTGATTTGTGCTTTGGAGCATTTTTTGCTCTTTCTCCATTTCAGCAGTAGTCTCTTTAAGTGCTGTAAGCTCCTTGACTGCTTTTATTATCTCATCTTTATAATCTCCAACTCTCCTAACATTTGAACCGGTTGCAGTGTCTACGTCTTTTAATTTATCGCTTAACTCCTTAGCTGATTTACTAGCTTCAACGGTTCTTATGTCCATAGATCCGTAAGTAAATGCCATATCTTTAGCTTTCTGATTCAAAACAGCCAGTTGCAACTCGGCTTTTCTATAAGCCCCAGTTTCGCCGTTCACGGATGCTGTATTTGCAAGAGCAATTTTCTGACTTGATGCTATTGATGCAGATAAGTTTTTTATCTGAATATTATTTACGGCGATAGCTTCAGAATTCTTTCCGTAATCCTTTGCCATTTCTCTGTTCTCTGCACGGAGTTTTTGAATTCCCGCTTGAGCATCAGCCATGTTCTTTATGGCCTCCTCCGTTTTCATGTTTACGGTTAGGAGTATCTTTTTTTCTGTAGTATCTGACATGATTTATAGTTTAATTATTTCGCATTTAGTTAGTTGACCACTGATATAATTCTTAATTTTATTCACGTAAAAGAACGCTCCGTATTTTTGAATATAGACCGGGATAAAGTGGTCGAATTCTTCAATATCCTTATCAGTAAGCCAGAACTCTTCGTCTATCCATTTTGCCCGGTATAACATTTCGATTAATCGAGCGTAATAGTTATCAACGAATGATTGAGCGTTTACGTGATTGGCTATCTTAGCATTCATTTGAGCACTCATAAATGTAACCTGACCATTGCTTATTTCAACGATGTGAGGCTTTCCATCTTTGAACGCTCGTGTTGTTACCTCTCCATCTACTTTTACATCCTCAAGCGGAATGCTTGCCACTGAGGTTCCCATAGAGAGTGCATCAAATCCGGCTTCTAACTTGATAGAGAATAAATCTTTCTCTAGTGGTAGCGTTTCATTCATGATAGAGAACACGCCTTTATCCGTTACGATGTCGGTCGAGTTATCATCGAATTTTATGTTGTTCTTTTGGCCGTAACTGCGAACGGTAAAATACTTGTCTGTTTTATTATCGTTGACCTTGTTACTCCAATCTTTCTTCAGTGATTTGTTGTCATACAATTTTTGCATCGTGTAAGCGAATACTTCTTTTGTATCGTTGTTTACCTGCACTGTCAATCCGTACAGCTGGGTGAACATTCGAAAGAAATCTAGTTGCGTATCAAAGCCTAGATTTGGAGCAAAAGGGATAACTCCAGTCAATGGGATTGTATCAGCAACTACGTTTGTGAATGTGATCGTATTTACAAAGAAGTTGTATTTAGCAACTGGCATTACTCGAACACTTTGCACCTTTACTTGAATTTGGTCTAGCTCTGCAAGCTCTACCTCCTGAGTAAACGTCCTTGTCTCTCCACTAACTGCCAGTGTAAAATCATTTGTGTAAATTACTATGTCTGTTGTTTTATTTCGGATCTCAACAACTTGTCGGCTTCCAATATTCCCGGTTCCAACAACTGAAAAATTAATAGTAACCTTGCACGCTGCTGGTGCGTTGTAAAGTATCCCTATCGGACTAGTGCTTTGAACTAATGATCCTGTTCCGGTAGTAAGGATATCAAAGGCTACCAATGTAGTAGTATCAATTGAACCTCTATTCTCACACTTTGCTGATGCGTTGTAAATCAAAAGGCTATTGGTATCAGGAATAAGAGTGCTAATATTGATTGCCTTTTTTGACATTTCAATCAATGGGACATTGGTGATTAATGGCATGTAATTGTTTGCATGCAATATCTTATCAATAACATATTTCACAAAAACGAAAGGGTACTGATTTCCTCCGGCATTGTTAGGTATTATTTGTTCACCTTTGGTGTAGATAGCGGCTGCCATACACCAGCCTTTGTCGTTCGAAGAGTTGTAGTCATCAAAGAAACCATAGCCTGATCGTTGGCAATGTCCCTGATTTAATTCGCTCGTCAGATCAAGCTCACTCATTGGCTTTGATTCAAGCATTGAAAAGAAGTCAGCATTAGAACTGAGAATCTGAACTTCTAAATACTTGTTTGCTTTCGTAAGTATAAGATAGGATCCTATCCCGGCAATCAATGAGTCATTTGAAAATAATCTGCAATTATGTCGTTTGTAAGGAAAGTCAGTTATTACATCCAGCTGATCAGAAAAGCCGAACATCTGACAATTATTGTGAGTAGGAGGGAGCTTTAATGATTGGGAGTAATCCGCCTGTCTATCTTTTAACTCTGCGATATCATTCGCTTGTTTTGTCATTGCGGGTTTATCATCTCCCAGGTCTGCAAGTTTCCAAAAAGTAGTATCTCCAATTTCTATTTCAATGTAAAGTTTGTACATATCATCTCATTTTTTGAATTATTTTCGAAATAGATTCTTCAGACAGGTGGAAGTATTCGGCCGTGTTAGTTCGTGACTGCATACAAGTATTTGTTTTTCGCTCATTAATGTAGAACTCGTATATCTTGAAGTCCCTCGATACAGTAGAGCGGAGCAAACCAGATGACATCATTTTGTCCAACATTGTTTGCTCCATTGATAATATGATTTCGTAGGCGCTCATTAAAATTGTAGTTGTGGGGTTGGGAGATTAAAAGTAAACTCAATGTCTTTTGATGTCGCGTTGGTGTCGTTCTCATTCTTTCCATCTCCGTCAAGCGTGATTGATTGCCAAAGCCCTGATGCCTCATTGAACCATTCGATATATGGAGAGTAAATCAACCGGCTTACACACTCGTAATCATTTTCACTGATAGAGGATGATCCGGCCTTTATCTTTTCGCCCGCTTCCATTCCTACTACTTTTTCAAATCCTTTCACTAGCTCTTGATTTTGAACGTATGGATTGAAAGTGATTTGATTTGATACTGATCGGCTAGCAAATTGACGATAACCAAACATCCAATAGTCCCAGCCTCCCTGTTGATTGACCCAACGAATATAGAAAGGATTGTCCGGCATATCTGGTGAGTCAATAGGCATCATGAATTGTTTGTAGTCATCGCCCGCCGGTACCGTGATAGGCTCGTAATCATTATCTGTGATAATCCGGCCCTGGTTATCTCTCAAAAATTTATCAAAGTTCTGATTTGATATTTCTATTGAGTTATGTTTATCAACAATAGGAATCACAAACACATTGGCAGCTACCTGAGTGAAGTCTAAGCCGTCAAATCGTATGAATGTATCACCGGTGCGAAATGCAAAGCTTACAATCTCCAGAGGATAACCAGCAAAGTATTTCAACCTGTCAAATTTTGTCATGAAATGTCCCCGCTTATCAGTCAGAGCGGATGATTCTTGAACCTGAACAACTGCATTGACAGCCGTAGCGTTGTACATCTTTGCGTCAATATCATTAAAGACGGTGTATTCAACAAAAAACATCCGATCTACCCAACATGGAGTGCCGGATATTGGAGTGATGCCATCACTTATTCCGTTTCTAAGGATATTCTTTATATCAAAGTAAGCTTCATTATTTAGGTATTCGCGCTCAAGCGTGATATACTCGACTGGCTTTGCTGTCCAGTTTCCAAAAGCGAGATAGATCTTAGCCTTTGTTTCTGCTTGCTTTTCAGCCTTGATAATACAAGGGTTGAAAATGGTGTGTAGATCTCCGGGGTATAGGGTTATGTTCATGGCTAAAAATTAAAAATGTCGTTGACTAATTCCTGTTCGTAGTAGTTGATTATTCGGTCTGAGATCCTTTTGTTGAACTGCTCAATTGGTGTATCGAAAATGTCTTGCGTTTGCTCGGACCTATAAAGTTTCGTTCCCTCTTTCATTATTTTCCATTTGACAGCATTCACCCAAAGATTGAACTGCTCTTCGTTTTGGAAAGAAATCCCTTTCGCCTCCACCCATCGTTTTAAAATATCGATGAAGTCTTTCGGCACTTTCCCGGGCTTTCGTCCACCTTTCAAAACTCCCAAATAACTAGCCCCGAGTAATTGACCTGTCAGGCCTCCTATGTTTAGTTCGAAAGCTTCTTTTGTCTTTCCTGATGCAACCTGTCCGGCTTGTACGTGCCGTTGAACAATGTCCGATTCAAGCGACTGAAGCTCTTCGTAAAGGATTTGATCCGCGTTCATCTTTTCGACTCGATTACTTTGTTGTATCTTACTTGAAATTTGTACTCTTCTAGATCGGTGTAGAGGATTCCGAATACTTTCCCATACTCCCAGTGCAATATTTCATCAGGATCCTTACTGTATGCTTTAGCTAGCGCTTTTACAGTTCCGAATTCACCCACCTTTTTACTCAAGTCTTTGACTCCAGCTCTTTTCTCTTCAGGTGTGGGTTCGTAGTTCAGCAACTCGACTTCTTTCCCCATCCAAAAGCGAATTCCTTCTGTTATGTCTTTGAAATAGGTTACATATTTCTTGTAACTTGTACTCCTGGGCTTGAAACCATGTAGGCAAATGAATATGCTTTCTATCTTTTCGAACTCCCCAGAGTCACTGGCTAGTATTTTACCTAGTTGGATCCGATGGCCGAAATTCATTTTACCCGCTTTAATATCAATCCGCTCTGATTTTGGAACGGTAAGTCTTAATTTCTTCCTAAGTTCTTTATAAAATTTGCTCATTCTGACTATTTGATATTAAAAATTGCGTTTTTGTTTCTTTTGTTTGATACTTGCCGATGGACAAACCTCATTTATTAGATTTAAACGTGTCGTTTTGCTTACGTTTTATCAGCACATATTTTGTTTACAATCGAACTGAAGCATGATAGACACCTCGTTCGCATCAAAGCGGGGTAGAGGGGTGTAGAACTTGAATATATCCACTCTGTCAAACTTTCCTGAATTGTTGTAAGCCTCCATAAATGGAAGTACGGCTTCACTTTCAATCTGATTCCTGAGTGCCTCTCTTTCCATTGCCGTGTTCTGAAGCTCACAGAACCTACAGAAGTAAATCTGCACCTGGGTAGTCTTTTGTTTGACGAATTTACCTTTAGCGTATGCACCACTGACAAACTCCTCTATGTAGGCAAAGCGAGCATCTAGACTCTTTTCGTCTGCATTAAGATTCATCATTCTGTTTTCTTCGTACTCAACTGGATAAAGAGGACTAACCACTTCATTTACTGTTACAGTAGCACACGTTTCAACGATTGTTTTTAATTCGGCTAGCATTTTGTTATCTTTTTAGCAGTTCGTTCTTTGAGAATGAATAATCCTATTGTTAGAATCAAATCTAATGTGACAGGAAGTGCAAAGGCCTTAGGATTAAACACAAGACCAAGGCCGCAAAGGAGTAGTAATACAATGGCTATAAGTAGCATTCTGCTATAGATAGTGTAAAGTTCAACTAATTCTGATTTACTCATGATTTCGATTTTTAGTAGGATATCTTTCGAATACCTTTTTGTTTTGGTTTTAATAAAAAATACATTCCCATGATTAGCATATCCAAGTAATCCGGTGAATTACCTAAGATTGCTTTCATTTCCTCTTTGGATATAATGCGTTTCTTCTGAGTATCATCTAGTCCGGAAACTTCCTTTAGAACTGCTAACTCCTCTTTTATTCGCTCTTCTTGCTCCTTTGTACAAATGATCCTGATTTCACGTTTATTAATCACATCAGCAAGTTTATAAGCGCATTCGGATTTTAAGTTTGCATACTTTGTTGAGTTGATAGCAGTTCCACCATTATGAAACTCTTTTATACCCTCAATATAACTTTCAAGAAAAGAACCTAATCCGTCACTATCTGCAACTGTTCTACTTCTTCCAACTCCATCTGATGCCATTAGTGATTTTAAATCAGTTTCAATCATCTTTCCAGGAGAGTAAGGCTTATCAATTGCAACCCTACAAACTAAACCTCTCCAAGATCCAGCAACAAATCTATCGCGACCTTTCATCGCTAAATCAGCACTTATACTTCTATCGCCACCTACTTTTACATGTTCATTCGTGAAGCAATCGCATATCGCATCGTAATCAACCAACAGTGTAGGATCATCGTCAAACTCCCAGTTTCCATACAGCAATCGCTCTTTCTGATTTTTTGAAAGCGTTCTTTCTAGATTTAGCAAATACCCTTCAGGAAGTTGTTTATTATCTTGTGGTAATGCCTGAACAAACCGCTTCCAGTTTTCCAGTTTTCCGTCTTTATGCTTTTTATAATAATCAGAATAAAGAAAGTTTTTTGCCGGATTACAGGTGATTAGTAATTTTGGAGTTAGATTATAGACATCATTCTTCCATCGGCCAATGCTTGCCTGGAGATTACTTTTCGCCTCGATATTAAACTCGCCTCCCTCTTCAATCATACCACGAGTCATTTGCATTGATCCAAATCTTTGATACATTGGATCAGTTGGCTTATACGCTGCATCAAGCAAGTAGACTCGACTTTTATTGTATAGCTGGAAGTAGTTATCATTACCTTGATACTTGAAGTATTTTTGCGACAACTTCCAATCCTCAAATACTTCATGGATAGACGGAATTGTATATTTCCTTAAATCAATCAGCTGTCTACGAGAAATAAAATAGAATGTTTCAGGATAAGTAAGAGCATCGCTGAATATCAAAGAGCAACCTAAATATGTTTTTCCTGAACCTTTTGATCCTCCATAAGCAATATCTGTTACTGAGTCATCGGTCCACAGTTTGCAAACTTCCTTTTGCTTTTCATTTCCGTATGTGTTGAATGTAATTTCCATTACAATACTTTCATTCCTGTTATCTGCTCTAGTTTTATCGGATCTCCATCCTTTCCGGTGAGTTCTTGACGCTCTGCAAGTCCCAGCTTACTCATCGTCAATCTGGAATTGAATGCTCCTGACATTCCACCCTCGAAATGTTGAGCGTCGATGATTTGTCTTACACGTAAGCAGACGTCCCAATACGTTTCGTACTCAGACTCCTTAGAATATCTTTCAAATGTTGATTTGCTAATATCTAGGTAGTTGCATAGTGCCTCAATGGAGTATGCTCTTTGTTGTGGAATCTTTACTACCTGACTTGTGAAGTTCTCAATACTTCCATACTTGCGTTTTGAATAATCTTTTGGTAGTTTTTGAGGTTGTCTTGGCTGTTCTATCAGCATCCATGGGTTTTCATTTACCCATTCAAAATACTCACATGATACTTTCCAAAGCTTTTCGGGTGAATAGCTTTTTGGCTTTACTGGGTTTCCCCACATCTTGTGTCCTTTAGGTGCTGCACACATATCAAACATATTTTAATGTTGTATAATTTGGATTTTGTCCATTCAACATTGACTTTAATGTTGAATATTTTATTCCATAATTTCCTATTCTAATCACTTGAGTTACTGAATCAAATATTTTACCAGTATTAGTGTCTTTCACTTTCTTTGAGAATCCATTTTTTGATTCAACATTGATAACTGGCTTTTTTAATCCAATCGAATATGCATGCTTTAAATTATATGATTGAGTACACCACTCTAAATTTGTTACCGAGTTATTTAATTTATCCCCATCTTTATGGTTCACAACATTTAATTCATTTTCATTTGGGATAAAGTATAAAGCAACGAGCCTGTGTATTTTTACAGATTTCCCTTTTAGATTTACAAATGCATACCCCTCTGTATTTACACCTCTTTTAAGTATCTTCCCGCTTTTGTCATTTATTACATTGCCGAAATCTGATATTTTATAATTCGTCCCTTTGATTTGTTTAAAGTCTTCTTTAGGTGCTGGCATAGTCAATGAGTTTGCAAGTTTATTTGTATTATTCCTTACAAATGTAGAAACTTTATTTCGTATAAAAATGGATATAATTGATTGATATTTAGCTTTTTATTCGTTTAGTATTACAATTGTAATTCACTTTGTTTTCTTTTATTTTGCTTAATCATCTGATATCTAGATTTTTTGCATTTACATTTATTTCATTAATTCTTCACAAAGTTTCACGAAAACTTTTTTCAATAAACATCAAAAAAAATACACCTTTGATTTCTCATTGGTGTATTCATAACCCTAGGAAAGATATTCTACATCGCTAACTAAAGCGACATTCCTTTTATGCCGGTTTAATTGTTAGTTTTAATCCTGGGTTTGGTTTACTGATCTTAGCATTTCTTCCTCTGCAAATGCTAAGTTGGCTTGTTTCTGTTTTAGTTTATCTGCTAGTTTTAGATATAGCTCATCGGTGCTTTCATCAAAGAATAAAGTTTTCTTTCGCTCCTCTTTATATTTTATCATGTTGTTAGCAACCTTAGTCACTTGGCCTTTTGCCGATATGTATTTTTGGAGAAGTGTTCCATATCCTAGATCCATTCCCGATTTTTTATCAAAGTAGTGGTGATAAAGAGTAATCCTCTTTCTCGGCCATCTGCATTTATACTTTGCCGTTCTCCAATCAAACAACCACATCCACCGATCATACATTGACCTTGGGATCTCTACGCTATGCAGGAACGTTTCTTTTTTATCTTGCATACATGGGTGAGCATCTCTTTCGAATGCATGCCACGATAATTCTATGTACGGTTCGATCTGAATATCTAAACTCATTTCCTTTTCCTCCTTTTCTTTAAATTGAATATTCGTTTCCGTTTTGCTTTTCGGTACTCTGCAAGGCCGTTGATATTCTTTGCCCACATTTCCCGATTAGCGTCTGCAATCTCTTGGTTCTTTTTTGACTTATGTCTGTCAAGAGCCACTTTCCGATCTGATAAAAACTGATTTTTAGCGTTCATGATTTTTAAAGGATCCACGACCCCGAAAAACTCTCCGAACTTCCCTAGTTTAAATTTTAGAAAGAATAGAGCGACCTCGGCAATGTTCAAGAAATAGCAATCGAAATAAAACAAACTTGATAATTGGTTTATCTGAGCTTCGTTTAGCTTTTCCTTTACCCCGGTGAAGTTGTTTAAATCAAAGAATTGTATTTTGATCCATTCGATTATAGCTTCATTTCCGTACGTATGACCAATTAAAGACAGTTTCGGGTATCTCATATCAAAACAGTCTGCAAAATCAGCACAGCGGGCAGCTATGGCATTCTGAATGCTTGGATTAAATCTAGTCAGGAACTGTTCATAATTTCCAAAATCAGTTCGTACGCGTTCTATCCTCAGCGATAAGTCGCTCGATATTGCTTTGGATGGTAGTAGTGATTGATTCACTTTCACTAATTTTCCTATCTTTTCCATTTTGAATTTTTAAAGGAAGCCATCTCCCAAAGTGGGATTTAGCCTCCATGATTGTTTTTTCTGTTACACCCTCGTTCTCTTGTTGAATGAAGTAAGCATCTACCCAACTAAGCAAATCAACTTTATCAAGATTGAAATTTTTTAATAACCGATGAATGTGTAATTCATCAGACAGGAATTCTTGTTTGCATTCATCAAGCGATAATTTATACTTTTTGATGAACTCATCGAAGACTGGGTTGTCGGGTTTCTCTTTCTTCTTTTCTTTTTTGTTTAGTTTATCTTGTTTAATGTTGTCTAAACTTTTTTCGTCACTTTGGGTACTACTTAGGGTATCACTTAGGTATACACTTTGGGTACTACTTAGGCTAAAATTATTTAAGCCTATTATTGCGTAACTTGTATATTGCCTCTTTACTTTTCCGCTTGTAAAATCTATCAGGCCCAATTGCTTTAAACTATTTCTAACCCTGATTAATGTTGGCTCACTCATACCGCACTCGGCACATATGAATAAATTTGATTGATTAAATGGATTTTTCCAGCCCAATGAATTACAGGTATCTAATAATTTAAAATACACTTGTGTCTCGTTTGATGTGAAAGAATGCTCTTTGTTCAATCTCCAAAAGTTATTAATCAATTCTATATAATTCATGCTATAAAACCTTAATATATTCAGTGTTGATAGTTCTACCTACCATTATCTTTCTCTCTTTTACTAACTCCTTTAATTCAGCTATAAGTATTGATTTTTCAAGCCCTGAGACTTTATTAAATATCTCTACAACTGTTGCAAAGTGAGGCTCTATTTTGCGGCTTATCTTGTCCGCTTCTATCTGATTGATTATATCTATTGCCATCATACCGATTCTTTTATTAGGATTTTAGCATACCAAAGAATACTTTTCATCTGATCGAGGGAGAGACTATTACAAAGAGTTGTAGCTATGTCTACCTTTTCAAGATCATCTCTGTTGAGTTGTTCCTTTTCAGCATTGCGCTGCTTCTTGAGTTGTTGTCTTTCGAGTTCTAGTGTCATTGCTTGAAGTATTTAGTTTCTGATCCACAACAGCTTTTTGATTTCTTTCCTGATCCGCACTTACACGGAGCATTTCTACCGATTGACTTTGCTCGCAATGGCTTACCATTACCTTTGATGATACCTACAACATGACTGACTGATTTTGTATCTGACTTCAAATGATATGATTTTCTCATGATATCTCTTTTACTTTTCGTTTATACTCTTTGATTAATAACTCTAATTCAAATGCCCCCATTGTTGAGGTTCCGTGTTTTTTTACTTCCAGGAGATCAGTTTCTTTCTCTCCTATCTTAGCGAGTAACCCTCTGCGATAGCCTTGCATATTTCCCTCATCGAAACGATTGCATGAGCGACATTGAGCATTACAGTTCTTTTCATCGTATCGGGTCGTCATGTGCTTTCTATTGATATAATGACCGCAATCTGAATCTTTGTAAGTGACTACTTTTCCACAAGAGATACACCGACCGAAACCTCCTTGCGTATCTCTCAGTCTAATGAACTGGGAGAATACTTTGTCGAGTGAAGCAACTAAGCTGCTTTTTGTTTTTTTCTTCTTAGTTGTTATCATTTTTCTGCTCGGTGATTATTATGCTATCGTTTTCATCTCTTTTATAGCAATCAGGACAAAGGTGTTTTCCATCATGTTCTATCCAATCGTGATCCATTGCCTCATCTAGGGCATAAGATTCATCATTCCAACATGAATATTCAGAGTCTTGTCCTCTTGTTGTTTTGCAATTGTCGCACTCTACTGTGTACATTTCTACTTTTACTATCATAATGATTTTTCAAATAAGTTTGCAATTAAATCTACTGTTGATTCTTCTACCTGTTCAGTGCTTCCGGTGATTGTTGAAGCCATATCCTTTTTGGTTTGAATAATCTTATAAATCTTTTCATCAATGGTATTTCTACCAAGGAAGTAATAAGCCGTTACACTGTCTAATTGACCGATTCGATGTGCTCTATCCTCACACTGCTCACAGTCTGCAAATGTCCAAGGGAACTCCACGAAAGCAACATTACTCGAAGCTGTTAGGGTAAGTCCAACCCCTGCTGCCTTAATAGAGCAGATGATCAAAGTACAAGTAGGATCGCTTTGGAATCTGTCAACTGCTGATTGTCTTTGCTCTTTCGAGTCAAGGCCTGTGACTGCTACTGCTTTCGGGAAATGTTTTCTTAGCTCATTACCCACTTCATGTAGGTTGACAAATAAGATCACTTTCTCATCTTGCTCCAGCATATCATTTACAAACTCGACAACTTCTTTTACTTTTCCCCTGGCTGAGATTTGTCTTAGTACATTGATACGGACCATCACTTCTCCTTTCATTGACTTCTGTATCTTTTCGTCTGAAGCTTGCTTGTAGTCTTTGAGATACCTTACAAGATCCGCCTCGGCATCTATGTACTCCTTTCGGTTGTTGATTTCGCAAATTACCGTTTGTCGAACCTTTGCCGGCAAGTCTTTTAGTACATCGTGCTTTTCTCTTTGAAAGAAGCAAACTTTGTTGAGTCTGTAATTAAGCTCTCTTAAGTTACTCGCTCCACTAGTCCCGGCGCAATAGCGTTGAACAAATCCGTTGTAGCCTCCAAAGTCCGGCAAGCGCCCCATAATGTGAAGCTGACTAACTAAGTCCTTTGGGTTGTTTATCACCGGTGTTCCGGATAGAAGAATGACATATTCTTTTCCCTGTGATATTCCCATGCAGAATTTTGAACTTTGAGCAGATCCGTTTTTCACTCTGTGGCTTTCATCAATGATTATTGATTTGAACATTGATATCTCCGGCTTGAATTGAATATGTTTCAATGTCAATCTTTGACCCTCTGTGTTCGTCATCCGGTGAACGAAGAATTTTTTCAAGCTCTCAAAATTCGTAATGAAAGTATCTGAAAGTCCGGTATTGTGAAACTGTGGAAAGGTTCTCTTATTTGAGTCCTCAAGAATCAACGATCTATCTTTCCCGGTTACCTTTTTAAATTCACGTTTCCAGTTCTCTTTTAGAGTAGATGGGCAAATCACTAAGCAAGGGTAAGCGTTAGCGGTGTGAACCGTTGCGATAGCTTGCATTGTCTTTCCTAGTCCTGGCTTATCTCCGTTGAGAAAGCGCTTTAATTCAAGTCCCTTTGCAATCCCTTGTTTTTGATAAGGGTATGGGTTAAACCCATCTGCAAGGTTAAGCTCTTTTTCAAGTTCCGGCATCGGTGGTAAATCATAAGCGACATCTTCGCTTGTCACTACCGTTCGTCCAAACTTGAAACCATATTTAGCGGCGAACTCTGTCACGCTGCCTTCGTACTCTATCGGTACCAACCAACATCTGTTGAGGCCATCCCAGTGTTTACCTGGGAGTAGTTTAACGGCCTCAACAAGATTTGGTCTGTAATTAAAAGTTATGATAAAATACTTATCTGACTTTTGTATATTCATTACAGTAGTTTGATTTGTTCATCGATCTTTTCTTTTCTTTTGAGATAGGTCTCTTCATGCTTGAGTTCGATCTTGAGTGAATCATCGTTGTAAGCCTCCTTACTTAGTGCAGTTAGCTGTTCTCTGACAGATGATGCATAACTAGTCACATGGTTTTTAATAAACGCCCTCGTTATTTTGGCTTCTAAAGGAGTTCCGATGATTGCTTTGCAATTTTCCAAGTAAGAGATGTTTTTGTCAAAATCGCGCTCAATTTGTCTTATAAAACTCCAATCACATTTGCTAATCATAGCAGCTATTACGATTTCATTCTCAAGATCTGTAGTCGGGTAGGAGTAAGTATCATAATCACTTTTAGAAATGAGCATCTTAAGCTCCTCAGTAATTTTCTCTACTTTAATTTCAGCATTACGTTTATCTTTTGATTGAAGCTCTACGATCTTATTGCTCTGTGCAAGTGCTTCAGGCGTTGCACCATCTTGCTGAATTCCATTATTTTTAATGTAGAAGAATTCATCCTTAGCATAGATATTTACCGCCCAACATGGGATCAATTCACCGTTAGCAATTTGTTCGTTTTGTTCGTCAATTGCTTTTTGTGCCTCGGAGCATTCTTCTTGGTATTCTTCTTCAGATTGATGATCTTCATCGTCTTCGTCGTACTCCTCTCTTTCTGGAAGCTCTTCGATTCCAATCTTACGATATTTACTGTAGTCAAATGGTTTGAGTTCATATCCCAGCTCGGTTAGCTTTTCAGTTACTTCATTCTGGTAGTCTTTGCTAAAAAATAAAATTGAACCGGAATCAGCTTTTTCTTTTGCTAATTGAACTCTATAGTCATTGTCTTTCTGCTTATAGCATATAGGATTTTGACAACTGTTTGATTCATATTCCAGAAATAGGACATTAGCACCACATCGACTCTTACAATCAATACAATCAGTTTTGTCAAAACCTACTCTATCAAGATCTTTGAAAGTCTGCGATAGGTTTCTTTTAATTTTTTGTATGTTTTCATCACTCCATTTATTCCAATTTTTGGCAGATGGAGAATAGTGATCACTAAAAATATTCGATTGCTCTTCAATAGATAGTTTGCAAATTTCTTGAGCGTGGCTTATCTGAAGTTCTTTCTTTTCAAGTAGTTCGGCTAGTTCAGGAACTAAATCATTCAACTTGATACGAAGTCGGATAAATGATACTGATTTTCCGAATCGAGCTGCTAACTCTTCAAATGAAGTTCCGCGTTTATGAAGTTCATTAAAAGCCCTGGCTTCATCCATTGGCTCCACATCTTTGCGTTGTAGGTTCTCGGTAATCATTGCATCGAAAGCCTCTTCATCTGTCATTTCGCGAACTATACAAGGAATGGTTTCAAGTCCTGCAAGTATTGAAGCCTTGTACCTGCGAGCTCCGCAAACAATCTGATAGCAGGGTTTACCTTTTAGGTGTTTTGGCGCTTCGATTTTCATTTCAGGGAATGGTCTAACCGTAATAGGCTGTAGTAATCCTTGTTTGCTGATGCTCTCTGATAGCTCCTGTACTGATTCTTTAGTAAAGAACCTACGTGGGTTCATTGCGCTTTCCGCTATAAGTAGCGGATTTATTAATTCTATTTGTGTCATACGCTAATTATTAAACTGCTGTTTCTAAATTCTCCTCTTCATCGACGATTATTTTACCCATAACTGGAACTTCGAATGTTTCCACTCCGTCTGTACTAAAGCTATCAACTCGTTCAAGTTGTTGGATTGCTACTTTTTTCTTTCTGCCTCGTTTCTTTGGCTCCTCACTGGTAGCGATGTTCACCTCTGAATTTTCGTCGCTCTCATCGAAGTTGATTTCGATTTGTTTTACAGCACACTTGCCATTTAAGTACTCTTTCACTTCAGCTGTCAGAACTTCAATGTCCGTGAATAAGTCATCCGCTGCTGCATAGTCCCCATCGTAGAATTCAATGAAAGGAGTTACAAGATTTAAAACCTTTCCAGTACTTAATTTCTTGCTTCCAATAAGAACCACACCCTCTCCATCCTCTCCGCCAAGAGTGAAGCCCGACACATGAAAGTCTTCCGAGCTTCCGCCCATTTCGCAAACGCTCTGCAAGTGATGATCTAATTGTCCAAAGGCTGTGATTAGGTCGATATGTGCGAGATAATTACACTTCTTGCCGACTTCGTTTTCTACTGTTCCCTGGTCTACAGTAATGATTTCCGTAAGGGTGATTTCTAATGTTCTACCCTTTTTTAAACTCGCTTTTTTAATTTTGTCCATAATTTTTTTATTTGAATTGATTGTAAAATTCTTCCCAGTATAAGTCTTCAGGGATTGGAAGTATAACCCTGAACTCCGATGCTGCATCGGATTGTATCTTGTTTAAAAAATCTGTGAATTCGTTTGATTTGAGAGTGGATGTACCTCCTGATTTGAACTTATTACCAGTATAGGTGCATCGCTCTGATAGGTATCTTTCGCAATAGTATTGATAGAATTCCCCAGGCTCGCTTTTAGTGTCTTCAGAAAGGCATCGGAACCACATCCACATCAAAGCGTTTTGATCAATACTCCTTTTTGGCTTTCCGATGGAGATAACATGATCTCCATCGGTTGATTCATCAATCATATTTTCGATATTCGTCAATAGCTTATCCGGAAATTGAATTCTACCGTTTAGTTTTTGATAGCGGATAGTTTTTGCCATTACGAAAAGAACTGGCTAAAAGTTGAGTTTCCGTATTCTCCTTTTGTAACTTCAATCATTTCAGCGATAGTGTACTCCTTTTCCTTTTTGATGAGTCTATTTGAAACAAAATCTTTAGTTCCAAAACTGCAAGCACCGGTTATGATTCGATAGCATTCGATTGCTTTTTCAAAACTCATTTTACTTTCAAGAGTCAGGCCTTTGTAATCAGATTTATCACGATTTGAAATCTTGAAAATAAGATCCTCTTTCGCCTCCTTGATCGTATCGCCATGCGAGAATTTTCCGTTTCCGTCAGTGACCAAATAAGACTCTTTTGTTTTTCCTATTTTCTGAATTTTGAATACATTCCTTTTGTGTGAAATCACCTTAGAGAAAATACCGTCAGCTTTTATGTATTTGTTTTTTCTCCATGAAAAGAATGATTCTTCGTCAATGTTTCGATTTACTTTGCTTGTGTCGATGGTTCCTTCCAAGTCGAGATAACCTCCCACTGTCAGGTTATCGGGCAATGAAGCGATTGCTGTTCCTCTCAAGTCGAGAGAACCTCCCACTGTCAGGTTATCGGGCAATGAAGCGATTGCTGTTCCTCTCAAGTCGAGATAACCTCCCACTGTCAGGTTATCGGGCAATGAAGCGATTGCTGTTCCTCTCAAGTAGAGAGAACCTCCCACTGTCAGGTTATCGGGCAATGAAGCGATTGCTGTTCCTCTCAAGTCGAGATAACCTCCCACTGTCAGGTTATCGGGCAATGAAGCGATTGCTGTTCCTTACAAGTCGAGATAACCTCCCACTGTCAGGTTATCGGGCAATGAAGCGATTGCTGTTCCTCTCAAGTCGAGATAACCTCCCACTGTCAGGTTATCGGGCAATGAAGCGATTGCTGTTCCTTCCAAGTCGAGAGAACCTCCCACTGTCAGGTTATCGGGCAATGAAGCGATTGCTGTTCCTCTCAAGTCGAGATAACCTCCATAATAAAATTTACCGTCTTTGATTTCTAGTTTTACTCCGGATATGCTTTCGAAGTGTGATTTGATTTCCTCTTGTGTCATAACTATTTATTTTAAATTTGATTAATTATTTATGTTTCGTAAGTTTTTATAGGTTTTGAATCTCCATACAGTAGAAACCATCTGAAAGAAAGTTCTAAGTATTTATCTCGGCCGTCTTTGTAAAAGTCTGAATCACGATTGATTGATATTTTAAATACCTTGAAGTTTTTCTTTGATATTCCGATTAAAACATCTCTATCGCTTCCGGCAATGTCCATGTACCACGCTCTTTGTCGGTCGTAATCAAAATACCTGCAAGCTGTTTCAAACTCTTTCTGTGATGTGGCTGCCGTGCTTTTAATGTCACCTCCCCAGTTCCAGTCTTGCCTCCATAAATCCCACTTACAGCGGGTGTTTAGTTCGAAATCAAAACCTTTATAGTCCATTTGTCGGAGTGCTGTCATTTTCTTTTGACCGTCTGCTTTTTCTGCAATCATTCTACTGAAGTCATCATTCCAAAAGGCCTTTTTCATGTTCTCTGCCTGTGTAAATTCTTCAATTGAGAAAACTTCTCCATCGAGTGATCGCTTGAAATAGTCAACCCGATACGGCTCGGTTATCATTGCATCGATTAGATTTCCAAACCTGTATGCTGATTTAGAATCGGGCATCGCCCTGGGAAAGATTTGGTTTTTAAGCCAACTCAAATCCGAGTTTGACACTTCATTTCTTGAATAATAAGGATCCATTATTTTGCCTTATAAATAGGTTCGTAGGAAAGTAGGGGGTTTTGAATAAGTTCTTCATTTTTGGCTGCATAAGCCTCACAAAATCTTTTCACGCGGTCGAAAGTAAACTTCTCAAACTTATCTGCTGAGAGTGATTTTCCCTCTTTCTCAAACCAAAATTGGACTAGAAGTAAATATCCGGCGGTTGACTTCAGAGTGATAAGATATCCCTCTTTTACATTTGGAGTTTCAGCACTTGCCACGCTTGCGTCAATCATTGCGCCGGCTGTTGATGCACTGGCATTAATTGAGGCCTCCTCTTCTGATTTTAAAGCTAGATCCTCGGCTTGCTTTTTCAGTCTATCCGCTTCCTCTAGTTGTCGCTTAGTAGCTAATTCTTCAAGTCGTTTCTTTTCTTCCTCTCCGGCCTTTGATATCTCAATCAACTCTGCTTTTTTAGATGGAATTTTATCGCGATATTCTTTGATAGTTGAGTTTATCTCGCGGGTGTAATCATACTTTTTAGTTGAGTAATTAACTGAGAGAGCATCCTTGATAATTTTGTTCACATCTTCGACATTGGTGTGAGTCATGCAGTTTCCAAGCTCGATTGTTTCAGGAATGGAGTAGCGAATATCAAAGTTCGTTGAAGTGGTAGAAAAGACTTGATCCGCTCCCTCAATAGTCTCAAGGTTTAATTCGTTGAAGAAAGCAGCGATATCCTTTTTTGTATTGGTGATACACTCGTTGAAAAAGCTTCCGATCTCGATATCACAAAGTCTGCGAATCTCGATAATCTCTTTGTCTTTGTCCAACTTTGCCTGAGCGATACGATCAGCTTCTTGTTTTGCTTTCATCTTCTCAGTAGCGTAACTGTCACGAATGGACTTGATTTCGTCCATGATAGGTTTTAGTTCACTTTCAAGAGTAGTGAACTGTTTTTTCACTGCATCGACAATTTGAGTAAATGGCTTGCGCCTTTCGTTCATTGAGTCGATTGTCTTTTTTGCTTTCGATAAAAAGATAGATAGCTGTTCATCGTTAAAGTCATTCATTCCAGTTTTGGCAATTTCGACTAATTTTTGACCCGCTTCGATAGCTTTTGTCTTGCTAGAGATATTTAGCTGTAAAATCTCCGGTGCTGTTGCGACTATCTCTTGAAGTTTTTGAACTTCCAATAGTCCTGAATCTGTTGTTGATAAATCTGTTGTCATGATAATTTATTTGTGTTGTTTAAAATCCTTCTGAATCATCGAAAACTACTACCCCAGGGGCTTTCTCTTCTGTTTGCGTTTCGGCTGCAAACGAGGGACTAGCTTCCACCTCTTCAATTTCGCCCTCAAAGCTTACAAATTCACCTATTCTCAATTTTGTGTAGGCTGCCATTGCGTGTTTGATTGTCTTTGTACTCAAGAAGCCCGGGTCAATCCCTCCATCTTGTGAAGTGTATAGAGCATTTGCAGAGGTTTTATTTTGCTTCAGTGAGTAGTTCTTTAATCTTTCAATGTCATCTAGTAGCAACCACTTAAAATCAATTCCATTGTTCGGCAAAACGATACACACATACGATCCAAATATCGTTTTTGATTCGCGAGGAATGCACGGCATATATTCGATTGTCAACTCTCCTCGTTCATTCGTTTTTGGTTGGAAATGATCTCCATCGTAGAGAATGATAGGGTTATTCATTCGGATGATTTGACCGGATCGGATTCTTAGATTTAATTCACCGTAAGCCGTGATTACAAAATTTGCAGTTTGTATCCACGAATCAGCTGCTCCGTTTTGTTTTACTTTTGTTGAGCGACTCTCAAGGAAAGCCTCTGACTTTTGCCCCGGTTGGATAGATAGGTTATTTACTGCGATCTCTAAAAATGCAGAGTAAAGACTTATCCCGGTGCACTCCATCAGTTTTGCATTTGTCTGAAATGACTTTCTGTAGTAGAGTGATTCTTTCGAGAAAATTGTCTCTGCCTCCTCCTGACTGATTCGGTGAATTTTCATCAGCGTTGTGATGAATTGAATTGCTACCGGTATCTGTTTTACTAAATCTCTTCTATCCGGACAGTCTAAAAAATTGACCTCGGAAAAGCCTGTTAGATCTAGGCTTGTTGTTTCTTTGAATTTTGCTGTGTCCATAATTTATTTTCTAATGCTTCCAGTTGGAAGTCTTTGTTTTTGAGTTGTCTTTCTAATGAGTGATTCTTTGCTTTGAGGACGTTATTTTCACGATAGAGCCTTTCTTCGTTTGACATTCCCTTTTTAGAGAACTTGCCTTTCTTATCACGAACCCAAACTCGCTTTGTCTCTACCAGTCCATCAATGGTTAGTTGCTTGTAAGTTCGCATAGCCCTATGATTTTATCAAACCTTTTCTCGTTTCGCTTCTTGCGAGCCTCAGCAATTCTGATTTGCCTGTCGAGGTATTTTCCACCGACATACATGTATAGCTCTTTCCCTTGTTCTTTAGTTGCTTTTAGTTGCATTTCAAGGTGTAGTGCTGATTCGATCCTGTCTGCTATATCAGCTATTTCCATTGCCTTTTCAATTCTTTGAATTGTTGTCATTTTAGTAGATTTGAGTGATTAGTTCTTGTAATTGCTCTTCGTGAATTGCGATGCATTCATCGCACATCGACCATCCGTCGCATAGGGTTAGCGGTTTTACTTCACCGCAATTATCGCATTTGAATCCGATAGGCTCTTGTTCTCTGAGAACCTCTCCATCTCCGCACTGTGAGCATTGATAAGCTCCGTGACACTCGCTGCACATATCAGATTGATTTAGCAATGTTCTCTAAAATCTGAGTGAATGTTTCAAGGAGCATTCCGGCCACGCTGAAACTGTCTTTTACATCTCCATTTCGGAGCTTATAGGCCATGTTGTGATTGAAATCTACAACTACTGTATTGCCACCACCGAAATCATGTTCCATCCGGTTTTCTGCTGTGTGAAAAATTGTTTTCCAGGTCATAATTTATCTTTTATAGGTTTTAATTTTACCGTCCTTATGTAGTTCTAAGCCCTCCATGTAAGCGTCTAGATCCTTTTTCTCGTAGATTATCTTTGTGCCCTTTTTTCTGAATGGTAGCTTATTTAAGTCTCTAGCCTCTCGTAGTGTTTCAGTTGAAAAGCTTGTATAAACGACTGCTTCTTTTTCCGCAAACCACCGTTTATTGCTGATGTCGAGTATTACCGTCATTTTCGATTCTTGTTACAATTACTTTACTACCGGTTAACTCGGTTGAGAAACTCCTACCCAAAGAGTTTTTAATTCTGTTGAATCTAGTTTTTAGGCTCTGTAGTGTTTCAAGATCTTTCAACTTGAACTCTTTTGCTTCTCCAATTTCTAATTCTAGGCAAGCTGCCTCAATGGACATAACAGCACTCTGTTTCTCCAATTTTGTTTTGCGTTCTTTGATTTCTTCTTTCATTTTGTTTTAGTTATTAATCGCCTTTGTATGAATTTGAGTTATAGTAATCTTGCATTGATTGAGGGTTTGGAGTCCATGAGGTTTGCATTTCTTGAACTGGAGCAGACTCGTTGATTTTCCTTTTGATTGCTTCTTTCATTTCAGCCCAAACCGTTGTTAAGGCGAAAGACAGCGAGTAGTACTTTTCTTTTACTAAGTACCAAGCTCTTTTCATTAATCTGCTTTTGTTTATTTTTTCCATAACCTTAATATTATTGTCGTTATATTTGCGACATTCAATTCTATTTCGTTATTTTGCTGTTACAATTGTAACACGATGCAAATATACAAGCTTTATTTGTATATGCAATAAATAGTACAAATAAAGCTTGTATTTTAATGTTTATTAACGGTGAAGCATATTTGGATTTATTGAAATAAAAAAGCCCATCATTTCTGACGGGCTTAAATAGAAGTGGTTATGGAAGAGAAAAGTAAGATTACTGTTCAGGAGGGTAATGCTATAACTGAGCTGAGTTTAAAGAGTTTTGAAACCCATTTAGATTTTCTGAAATCGGTGGGAGCAGTGAGCCTGACATTCTTTGGAATAATTGTGAGTATAGGTCGCATGTATATGGGTGTGCTGCCCAGTGTAGAAAATTACTTTGCATCCTTCTGTCTTCGTCTGTTGTACAGTTTATCATTTGCATCACTAGTGCTTGGTATCCTCGGCGTATATGTCTGTTTATACAGTTTCGTTCTCGCTCGTAGAGACTTGGCGAATCAGTATGTATCAGAAATAAGAAGTCGAGCTTTCGGCGATACTTCTCACGCCTCTGATACTTCAGCGCGCACAAAAGGCGTTTCAATGTTTTATACTTACGCTGGAAAAGTGGGGTTGATTTCATTGATGTTGTCTGTTATTTGTTTTGCGGCTTATGCCATTGTTATGATTTGGATTTAGAAGCCCTTATAATGTCTTTTCTGAAAGGTATTCCAATAAAATACCAAATAGTTGTTGAGGTAGGAACATCCTCAATGAATGTACCTTGCTTTTGAACAACTCCAAAAGAAGTCGAGCTTTCAATTTCTGTAATTTTTTTGATTAGCATAACTTTAATTTTTTAGTGAATAAAATAATTTGAACTGCAAATATACAAACAAAACTTGTACTTTAAACTTATGAAAGATAAATTAGAAATATTGAAAAATGTTTATGCTCATTTATATGGCATTGGTAGGGTTGAGACTAAAACTGACTTTTCAGAACAATTGGAGGTTAATTATACAAATCTAACATCTGCATTTAGTGGTAATAGTAGGTATTTGACTACTAATCTATTCAAAAAAATAAATGAGAAATTTGGAGACATATTCAATTCAGATTGGCTAAATACTGGAGATGGGGATATGCTTAAATCAGGAGTGAGCAGTAAAAAACTTATACCATTTTATGACGATGTTTCTTCAATAGGTGGGAATAATGAAATGGTAGCTAGCACTGATGGAAAGTCTATGCCTACTGATTACATAGATGCAGGAGATTGGTTTAAGGACGCTACAGCTGCGATAAGGCACTATGGCGAGAGTATGATTGAATATCCAGGAGGATGTGTATTAGCACTAAAAGAGGTTCAAGATAGAGAATTAGTAATTCCAGGACTTGACTATACTATCGAAACATCAGAATATAGAGTTACTAAGCGATTGCAGAAAGGGAAAATTGATACACATATAACCGCGTATAGCACTAATCCTGAAACATATCCTGATGGTAGATTGATACATGAGCCTTTTGATATTCCATGGCGTTCTATAAATAGAATATCTCTGGTATTGGGATATGTGGTAAAAAAGAATGGAGGAACGATGGTATTTAATTCAAACAGTAAATAAACATTAAATTAATTAAAATGAAAAAGTTATTATTTCTTATTCCTTTCTTTGTTTTATCTTGCTCGAATAGTCCAGAGAGTAAAGCGAAAGACAATGTAAAAAAGTTTATGCTATCTAAATTAGACGATCCAAAAAGCTACGAAAGTGTTAGCTTTGGAAAAATTGACAGTGTGTTTAGTCCATTCAATGAAAGCAAAGAAGGTATCGAGCTTCAACACAAAGAAGACGAGTTATCGGAGAGAGTTATGCAACTATCGGATAAAATAGAAAAGACAGAGAGCATCTCTGAGCTAGATAAAATAATAGAGGAAAATAAAGAACTATCTAAACAAAGAACGGCTATTTCTGATACTATCCTAAACAAATCAACAAGCTACAAGGGTAACTTTTGCGGATATAAAATCAAACATTCATACAGGGCAAAAAATAAAATGGGGGCTTTAGTTTTGGATAGCTGTATTATCGAACTAGACAAAGAATCGAACGTAAAATTCATAAAATCGAAAGGATAATTGAGGTATATTTCAACCCAAAAATAGAGTTAATAACCGTAATATAACTGCAATCATTTTTCTGAGTGTTTACAACTTATTGTTTTGCAATTGATTATATAGGATTGAAATTAGTCTGGGGGACCAGTGGTCGCAAGTTCGAATCTTGTCATCCCGACTGCTATTTATCAAAGGTTTACGCGAAAGTGTAAGCCTTTTTTTGTTAGATATCGATTATACCTTTTTTAGGGTATTTTGTTTTGTCGCAAAAAACTCTACATTTGCATTTCTAGAATGAGATATTAATATTTGTTGTGAAATGATTAGATTTTTTTCAACAACATCACGCGAAAAACAATAAATAACTGTACATTTGCAACGATTATAATTATTTTTCTTACTAAAAGACAATGAACGCCGATTTTAAGCAAATAAAAGATCAAGAAGCAGAACTTCTTTTACGCCTTCAAAATGGAGACGAAGAAGCTTTTGCTGTCTTGTTTTATGCTTATAAGGATAAATTATATGGTTTTTTGAAGAATA